CTAGATATCATTGGCGGAATAGAGACTACTAATCGCGAATCTGTCGTTGAGCTAATTAAACATAAGGCGAATAAGCGTAAGCAGAAAAACTATTTACAGGAACTGCAAATTCTTATTGGCAAAAAAGGTCTTAAGACACAAGAAGATATTGATAGAATCAATCTTCTTACATCTCAAATTAAAGATTTAGAAAATCAGATTAAGTATGATCCATTCAGTAAGTTAACTACCGCATCTGATATTTTAAATAGGGCAAGCAGCCTACTTGATATTCCTGACTTCGTGCCAACCCAATTCAAAGCCCTTAATAGGGCCATGGGGTACACTGAAGACGGAGGCTTCTTCAAGGGGGCTGTACACGCAATTATTGCCCCTTCTGGCAAGGGTAAAAGCACCTTTGCAAAGTGCCTAGCGAACCACTGGCTAGATACTGGTTATCGAGTTCTTTATGTTAACTTCGAAGAAGCGTTGGGTCACTGGGAGCGTATTCTGATGACTCAAATTATTGGCAAGAATGTTTACTCTGAAGCTGATAAATGGTCGGCGTCAGAAAAAGATTTTTATCTAAAAAAGTTTAAAGATAGACTTGAACAGTGGGGTGATAGATTGATGGTTCGCCATGATCCTGAAACTCCATATTTCGAAGATCTTGAATTTTGGTTGAGAGACTTAATAGGTCACAATGAGAAAATTCCAGATGTGGTCATAATTGATACTATCCAGTCTATGTTCACAAGAGGTAGCGGCAAAGGCAAGCCTAGATGGGGCGAATTTGAAGAGATGATGGTTCGCCTAGAGAAGCTGGCAAGAGACATGAACTGTGTACTCATTATTACGGCTCAAGAAAACTCAAATAGAATGAAAGAAAAAAGAGAAGTAGTTCAGCAATCGGATACTGGTGGATCATTGGCTATTCAACAAAAGTGCGCTGTAACTATTTTCATTACAGAAAAGCGCCTCGCCTCTGATGATGAGACTGAAGACGAAAACATCATGCAACTTCAAATTCCTAAGAACAGAATTACTGGTTCAGCTTTCTCATATGATCCGCCACTTGTTAGATACGTCGATGCAAAAAAAATCTATGAAGAGTACGAAGTTGTAAACAGTAACTCTTATAATGAATCTTCAGATTTATCTGAATTATTAAATGGTGAAGGATTTGATTAAATGCTAAATTTAACTGTTGATAGTATCAAGGATTTTCAATTATGTGAAAGACTATTTGACTATAGATACAATGATAAATTGCCCGAGAAAGTATATTCGAGAGATATTTATTCTTCTAAATTCGAATCTACAATAAAAAGTATTTTATATTTCTTTTGGTATAAAAAGCAAGGAGGGATAACTCCTTCATATTCATCTCTATTAAATAGATGGGAAAAATTATGGTTTCCTAAAGATATGGATTCCTATGATCTGATAACTGAGCAGCATGAAAGTGTTTATGGAAACATCTCAAGTTTAACAACAAAAGCAGCTGGTATTCTTCTAAGCTTTCACGAAAAGTATTCTGATACCGATATTATTCCTTTGGCAATCTCCGAGGATTATGTAGCTGTCTTGAATAAGAGTATTAAAATTGATGATACCTTTGATTTAATTTATAGAAAAAATAATCAAAATTATATAGTTAAATTTTTATTCAACTATAAATCAAATTACAGCTATATGTATCAAGTAGACTTTTCTGCTATGTATCTTGGTTTTAAGTTAAGACATCCAACACGATTACATGAGTCAAGATTTGGGTATATTGATTTACTTTCTAATGCCCCAGTATTTACTGAATACGAGATTAGCGCAGAAGATATCGACTCTCTTGAGTATTGGTGTGATACAATATATAGCAAAGAAATATTTGTACCTAAAAGAGGTATGATTTCTTATTGCAAGAAGTGCCCTTTTGATGGGCAATGTTCAAAATGGAATGGTTGGAAATGACTAAGAAAAGTTTATTAGATGATATTCTCATTGAGAATAAAAACGATACTCTTATTCAAGAGAATGAGATACTTGGACCAATTCTTAAGGAAATTAATTTAATATCAGATGATTCTGTTAAATCTTTTGTGAGATCTATCCTCCTAAAAGCTGATCTTTTTTGGGTGGTTCCATCGTCTTTTTCTGGAAAGTATCACCCTCAGGATGAGCACGGGACATGCGGCAACTTACTTCATACAATTAGGGTGACTAGAATTGCAAATACCATATGCGATTCATACAGCCTTGCCCAGGATGAAAGAGATCTTATTCTAGCGGCATGCCTGCTACATGATGTCACTAAGGGGATAGCGTCTGAGGATGATGGAATGTTCCAGTACGATCCAATGCATCCTTATACAGTTGGTCAATTTGTAGTCAATTGTCAGTCTTACGATAAGGAGTATGGTACAGACAGTCTTTCGTCTTCTTTGTTTATTGCTGAAGAAGCAATCCAAACAATCCTAAGACTAGTAAGATGTCACTTGGGCCCTTGGTCGCCTGTTCCAGAAACATATCCAATTACCTATTTGGATTATATCGTTCACGTCGCAGACAATATCGCAAGCAAACTGCATACATACATAGAGGACAGTGACTTAATTAATGAAAAATGGAAACCACAGTAGAGAAAGTATTCTTAAGCGAATCCATATTATTTCAAATATGGAATATATTTTAAAAGAGTCGATCTATTATCGAACTCATTCATCGCAATTCAAGTCTGATAAACTATTCGATATTTGTTCACTGGACAAGAAAAATAACAAGACCAAAATATTATGAAGATACCGACCGATACAACTAAATATCTTTACAGTTGGCGAATGTTAGAGATAGCAAAATATGTACCACATTTAGATAAAGTCGTTCGTCAAAAGAAAAACGACAAACCAGTAATGATAGATGTGTCGGATATTGAGAAGTTCCGTTCTGAAAATGGAAACGTCGGACTTTACACTTCTATTTGGTATTATAACTCTACTGATATCGACAGCGCAGTAAGATTTGGTCCACTTTATTTTGATTTGGACAGTGATGAGCTAAACACGTCTTATGAAGACGTTATTAAGCTATTTACTTATCTGAGTAAGCACATTCCGGAGGAGGCAATTAGCGTATTCTTTACCGGAAAGAAAGGCTTTCACATTGAATGTGATCCCGTTGTGCTCGGTATAAATCCATCAAATAATCTTCCTAATATATATCGATTCATTGCAAATACAATTAAATCTAATTTAAAGATAATGTCTATTGATTTCAGCGTCTATGATGCAAGAAGAATGTGGCGCTTAGAAGGTAGCAAGCACCAATCTACCGGTCTATATAAAAATATGTTGCCAAAGGAAGTTTTGCTGGATGGAATCAATTCAATTATAGATTTTTGTTCAGAACGACATGAGGCTATTCAATCTGAATTAGCATTTAGTGCCAAAGCCAATGAATGGTTTCGTAATTTTACTTATGAATTAGAGATAGAAAAAGAGCGGTCTAAAGACTTTATTGGATATTTCAATAAATACGGTTCACAAGCATTCAAAGAGTTAGAAGAAAAGCAAAAACTTTTCACCAAAGACAAACTATTAAGTGGGTGTCCAGCCATCAAGGATCTTCATAACCAGGCAATTGAAAAGAAATGGTTAGATCATGAAGCAAGACTTTTTCTGTGTTCTATTTTAAGTTACACCGATGATGCAGTAGTTTATTTGCATGAGATATTATCAAATTGTGAAGACTATAATGTAGAAAAGAGTACTAGTCATATTAACGACTGGATCAATAGAAGAAGACTTGGTATTGGCGGAAGACCGTACACATGCGAAAGAGCTAATTCTGCTGGAGTAGGCTGTGGTGAATGCTCTTTGGATAAAAAGAAAAAGTGGATTAAAATAGGAAACAAATATGTCGAATCAGAAGAAGACTCAGCTCCATCACCAATTAGATTTGCATATTCAAGTATAGAAAAAGGAGGTGAACATGGCTAGAATAGAAAACCCAGATGATGTTGTTGGTGTTTGTTCAGAATGCAAATCTGATCAACCAGATAGCTATATGGAAAGAAGCCCATTTGCACAGGCAGGATCTCCTGTGCCTTGCAAATATTGTGGCGGAGTAGTAATCATCACCTATAGAGAGTTAAGAGACGACGCCCTAAAGGGGTCAGATCGATCAAGAGGAATTTAATGAAGAATTGGACTAACCTCCATAATCATACAATCTTTTCCATGTTAGATGGACATGGCGATATTGAAGAATATCTTAGTAGAGCTAAGTCACTTGGAATGAGTGGCTTAGCTACTACTGATCATGGGAATATTCATTCATGGCTAGACTTCTACGATGCTGGACAAGCAGTTGGCGTTAAGCCAATTCTTGGTTCCGAATTCTATCAGGCAAGAAAAAGCCGCTTTGACCGTGACGAGGAGGAGAGATCCGGTCCCGCAAAGAATGAATGGGAGCAAAGAGGTCCATATCATATTACGATATTAGCAAAAGATATTGATGGCTACAGAAACATAATTAAGATGTCCTCCAGAGCTTTTCTGCAGGGATACTATGTTAAGCCTAGAATAGATCACGATCTTATTGCAGAGCATTCTAAAGGCATAATTGTTTTATCTGGATGCCTAAACGGTGAAGTGTCTCAAGCTTTATTACGTGGAGATTTCAATTTTGCACTAGCTGCCGCACAAAAGATGCAAGATATTGTTGGAAAAGAAAACTACTTTATAGAAGTGCAGAATCATGGCTTAGATGAGCAGAATAGGGTTTTTGCAGATCTAGTCAGAATCGCTGAACTAATTGGTGCACCTGTTGTGCCAACGGGTGACTGCCACTATGTTCACAGAGAAGACGCAAGAGCGCATGACATAATGCTTTGCGTTGCCACCAACGCCAACGTCAATACTCCAAATAGATTTTCTTTTAGTGGAGATCATTTCTATCTTCAATCTTATGAAGAGATGTCAAAGATATTTGACGAGCGTTGGTTGGAAAATAGCATGAAGATATGCGATATGATCGATCTTAATCTTAAGTTTGGTGATCATTTTTTCCCAGATTTTCCAATTCCAACCAATGAGACACCCGTTGACTATTTTGAGCGGTTAGCTTGGAGCGGGCTAAAAGAGCGTTATGGTGACCCACTTCCTGACCACGTAATTAGCAGAGCTAATCATGAGATGCGTGTTGTTAAGGAAATGGGATTTCCAGAATACTTCCTGGTGGTCTCAGACCTTGTGCAGTGGGCTAAGAGTAATGATGTGAGAGTCGGCTGGGGTAGAGGATCTGCAGCTGGTAGTATTTTGTCGTATGCATTTAAGATTACTAATCTAGATCCAATTAAATTTGGATTGATGTTTGAACGATTTTTAGTTGAGGGTCGAAAGTCCATGCCAGATATCGATCTAGACTTTGATGATAGATATCGTGATAAAGTAATTGACTACGCAAGATCGAAATACGGAAATGATCACGTTGCACATATATGCACATTCAACAGAACAGGTGCACGTCAATCTATCCGTGATGCTGCACGAGCACTAGGTTATGAATATTCAGATGGAGACTCAATCGCCAAATTAGTACCACCCCCCATCTTGGGTATATCAAAATCTCTTGACGAGTGTATGGATGTGGAAGAATTTAGTCAGACATATAATTCCGATTCTAAAGCTAAAGAAATAATTGATGCAGCTCTGGGTTTAGAGGGGGTAGTTAGACAAACTGGCATTCACGCAGCTGGAATTGTTATCTCTAAAGATGAGTTGACTAACTATCTGCCTATTATGCAAAAGGGTGTCGATAATCCAATAGTCACCCAATGGGATATGGGTAGAGTTGAGCAATGTGGTCTTTTGAAGATTGACTTCCTTGGACTTCGTAACCTTGGAGTAATTGACTCTTGTATTAAATTGGTAGATAAGCACCGTGGGATTAAAATTGACATTGATGACATTCCGATAGACGATCAATTAACTTACGATGAACTCTGCAAGGGCAACAGTATTGGTGTCTTTCAGTTGGAATCATCCGGAATGAGAAACATGATGTTGGCAATTCAGCCAAGAACGATTGAAGATATCATGGCCCTAATCTCTTTATATCGTCCTGGTCCAATGGGATCAGGAATGGATAAGCAGTATATCGATAGAAAACATGGTCGTAGTAAAATCAAATATGATCATCCTAAGCTAGAGGTTGTTCTTGCTCCATCGCTTGGCATCATGCTCTATCAAGAGGATGTCCTTGGTGTGGCTAGAGAGTTAGCTGGCTTCTCATCTGGTGAAGCTGATGATTTGCGAAAAGTTATTGGTAAAAAGCAGATGGAAAAAATCCCATTAATGCGCTCAAAGTTTGTTGAAGGTTGTCTTAAGACTTCTGATATTACAAAAGAAAAAGCCGACAAGATATTCTCTGATATCGAATATTTCGGTGGATATGGATTCAACAGAGCACATGCTGCTAGCTATGCGATGGTTAGCTATATCACGGCATATCTTAAGGCTAACTACACTGTTGAATATATGGCAGCATTGATGTCTTCAGTTGTGGGCAATAAAGATAAACAAGCTTTATATCTTTCTGATTGTAGAAAGTTAAATATAAATGTTTTGCCACCATCAATCAATTACTCTGGAATAGATTTTGAAGTGATGGATAATGATTCTATTGTTTTTGGCTTGTCAGCCATTAATGGAATCGGCAATTCAATTGCAGAAGCAATAGTGGGTTCCAGAGAAAACGGTGCTCCGTATAAAAGCTTAAGCGACTTCTTTAGAAGATGTGATTCTGTTATCTTAAAGAAAACTACAATTGAACACCTCGCTTTTGCCGGAGCTTTAGATGAGCTTGTGAGTATTCAAAGTGGCTCATATACGAGACTTGAAGAATTAAGAGTCCTGGAAAAAGAAAAAGAAGAACTTGGCATTTATGTAACTAAGCATCCAGTAATGGGTATTTGGGATCTTTTATCAAAGAAAATTGACTGTGAAATCATCGAGCTTGATGATATTCAAGTCGGTTCATCAATTAAAGTTGGTGGAATAATTACTTCATTTAAGAAGATAATGACTAAAAAAGGTCAAAAAATGTATAAGATTTCATTAGAAGATATCTCTTCTGATGTAGAGGTGATCGTATTCCCCAACGCTGCAAAGTCTATATCAGATGAAGATCTTGCAATGGGTGAGGTGATTATTGTCTCAGGAACTCTAACAAGAGATGGCGATGAAGATAACTCTATACCTAAAATATATTTTAATTCTTTTGAAAAATTAGATTCAAAGTTATTCTCAAGAGGAGAGGCTATTGTTATATCTACCAGTAATGATATCAGTCCTAAAGTAATTGAAAAAATATATGATATAATAGATAATCTAAGAGGCGATAAGCCAGTTATGTTAAGCGTCGTTAGCGGAAAACATAAGTATATTTACAAGTTTAATATAGACGCTTCTGAAAAAGCAGAGCCAGTTATTAGAGAATTATTAGAATTGGAGAAATAATGTCTGGACAATTACCAAAATCAAATCCAGTTGAAAAGTCATGCTGGAATTTTTGTACATCATGCAACAGATGTGGAGATAAAGGTAGGTACTCGCACTGTCAGGGATGCAGTGGTCGATACGATCCAAAATTAGTTATACCATCTGACGATGATGACTTTTGTGATTGCAAGAATGGAATATTGCGTTGGAGAACAAAGCAAGGGCGTCTAATCTTGACAAGATTCAAAACCAATCCATTTAAGAGCGAAGTTAAGTATGAGAAAAAGTCTGAAGATGAACGAGACTGGGACGCATACGTAAAGGATATGCGCGAAAAAATGGACGAACCAAACTGGAATCCGATTAGCTTCTACTAAGACCATGAAAACAGAACAAATTACACTAGAAAAAAATAACATCAAACTGACTGAATTCAATGAGCCAACTTTTACTCATTTCGATAAGGTATTCATTCAGATAGGATGCTGCGGGCTATACGCTAATACAAAAGAGCTTAAAGATTTATTGACAGTTATTAATTACTATCTAAATGTAGACGATATAACTGAAATTAAAGTAAACATTGGAGGAGATTATGTCAAGCTATAAAGATGATGATTTCATGGAAATTGGTGATACAGGATGGATTCCTGTAGCAGAAGGTTGGTTCATGAATAGACATACTCGTCATATGGTAGATGAGATGGGGAATGAGTATGACGAAAATGGAAATTTAATAGTCAATGAAAAATAATTAGGAGTTTTTTTGAAGTCAATTGCAATTAAATCTTATGATGAATTAAATGAATTTGAGAAGTTAAGTTTAGTAGATTTTTCTTACTCTAGAATTGATACATATAACCAATGTGCAGCAAAGTATTTTTTTTCATACATTAAAAAAGAACCAAGACAATTCAATGCCCCAGCAGTTCTGGGAAATATCGTTCATGATGTTTTGGAGAATATACTATCGAACGACAAAGAACTTGTACTTGAAGAACTAAAATCAGAATATGAATTAAATATTCCAAAATGGGATCCTGACAATCTAATATCTAAAGAGTTAATAGATGTTGGATCGGTTATATTGGATGAGTTTTATGATGAGCATTCAGATACTAAATTCAATATATATCAAAAAGAAATGCCGTTTGAACTTATAATTGGAACTTATAAGATAATTGGATTTATTGATAGAGTTGATATTGTTGGTAATCGGGTAAATATAACAGACTATAAAACTGGAAAATGGGAAGTATCAGCTAAAAGCGTTCCCGACAATCTTCAGTTAGGCTTGTATGCGTTGGCAATGTCGACCTTGTTTCCTGATAAAGAAATATACGCAGAGTTATATTATCTGAGATCAGGAAAAAGAAAAGGACACTTGTTCACTAAGGTAGAACTTGAAGTCATTAAGTCTAATTTAATTTCTAATATATTAAAAATTATCAATGATTTAAATTATAATCCAACACCAAATGTTAGAGCTTGCTCATACTGCGATCATGCAAAGAGTGAGGTATGTGGTGTCGGAGTATATAGAAACAATAAGAGATAAACGAAAGAGGGCCGGTAAATTACCGACCCTCTTTCTTATCGTAAATGATTTACTGATCAGAAATCAGTTACAGGATTCTCCATTGCGTCAAGAGCAAAATCGTATCCATCAAACTCAGTTACGATCTTGACTGCGGAGTCGTGATTGTAACCGAGATCGATTAAACTATCAATCGTGCTCTCGTTGATTACCTGGAGGATGCTGTTGGTGAGTGTGTTTAGTGTGTTCATGACTTGTATTCTACCGTTTCTTTTGAAAGCTGTCAAATGATTTGAACTATTTTATTTTTTGCTGTATAATATGCTATATGCATATCGTTTGCCCCAAAAGGATACACAATGGAACTACATGTTGTCAACTCGAAAGACTTCTTTTTAGAGAAATCTTCCTACAAAAAACATCCTAATCTTAACAACATCAGAAATAAAGCTGTTGATAAAGCTTTGATGGAAGAAGATAACATCATCCAAAGGAAAAAAGGTAATGCGTATCAGTATACGAAAACTGGCTATAGATCAGATATAGACCTTAATGTAAGGTCTAGCTGGGAGGCGAATTTCGTTAGAGTTCTACAGCTTTATAAAATAGAATTTGAATTTGAACCAACAGTCTTTCCATTCCCTATAAAAAGGGGTACCAAGGGTTATACTCCAGACTTTCTATTAACTAGAAATAATGAATGGGTAGAAATTAAAGGGTATTTGGATGATAAGAGTAAAATTAAATTAAAAAGATTTAAGAGATATTTTCCAGATGAATTTGAGTCTTTGACTTGTGTAATCAGTAAATATTCAAATGAAGCTAAGAATTTCATGGCAGATTTAGAAGTTCCTCAAATTATTTTCTATGAGGACATACGAGATGAATACAGTCAATACTTGATTAACTGGGAAGGAAAAAGATGAGTTCATTTAAAGAGCAATATTATTCTCTTGAAGAAGAAGAAATGCAGGCCCTAATCGCTAAGGCGAAAAGTGGTTCAGCAAAAGATCAGCATTTGTTGTTGGATGTATTCCATAACTTCCTGACCAAATACATATCCCTTCTACTCTATGGAAAATTTAATCTTAATGACTACGATATACGAAGGTTCGTTTCACTCTTTATTAAAGATAATTTCGTGAGATTTGCTCTTGTAAAAAATAAGATGAATGCAACGCATCTCAAGCACATCAATGAATGCATGCGTGGCATACACTACATGACTAAAAGGTATTGCGATGAAGAAGATATTCGTCAAACGGTACACATGACCTTCTTTCAATGCATAACCAGATATGAACGTAAGGGTCCAATTCCTTTTAGTGGATTTTTATATAGCTATTTCTTCTATCTTTTAAAAAAGAATGTAGATGTATTTTTAATCGATCAATTAGGTAGAAAAACTTTCCCACTACTAGCCGATGATGCTACAATGGATGAGAGTGATGATAACTTTGTGATTGGTTTTAAGGCTGATCCAGTCGAATACAGCATTGAACAGATGTTATCGTCAGACAAGATAGATGAGTTCTGGGTGATGGGTGAGCGCAATATGCCACCTTTTGATAAGCTTACTGTTCAAGAACGTCAATTATTAAAATGGAGATTTGTTGATGGGCAAAGATCAAGTGAAATATCTCAAAAGATCAATGAGCATCCAAATACAGTGAGAGAGCACCTATCGAAGATTAAGAGTAAAATAAGAGAGCTAATACTTGAACTCGATATGTACGAATATTCAACTCTAATTAAAATGGAGAAAGTGTAATGAATTTACAGACAGTAGAAAAGTTGCAAGAACTTTTGACTGAATTTTTAGGACCACAATTAAAAGAGGTAATAGATGCGTATTCTTCGACAAGCAGTAAATATTTTGTTGAGATACCAGAAGTCGATGTAATAGATCTTGGTATCGATAAGATTGCATCTTTAGTTGCCAGAACCTCTAACGTATATGGAAGAGCATCACGCTTTGCTGGAATGGCTAGAGCTCAATTTAAGTTGATGGAAGGTAATTACAAGAAGGTTTATAAATCTAACAGAGTTGGAAAAAACGAAGCAGAGCGAGAAGCAGCCGCTATTACAGCGGCCGAGGATGAATACGCAGCACTGGTTGCATACGATGCCGTGGTAAGTCTCGCAGAAGCTATTGAAACGTCTGCCAGAATTGCATCAGAATCCGCTAGAAAACTAATGGATAAAATGCAATCGATGCAGATAGCTTCCTTTAGGGAAGAAAAAGGGTCCTATATGGATTCTGATTTTAGTACATATTGATAAGGAAAAATATATGTTTATAGGATTTTATAAAGGAGTTCAGTCTTCGAGAGAGTTTTACTCGGAGGAAAGAAATGATTTAAATTTTCCAACTCAAGTATCTCTTGATGGAGAAAGATATCTTTTAAATAAAACAATTCAGATTTCATCCCAAAGCCAATACGATAGATTGATAACTTCGGCTACGGGTTTTGGAGTTAGAACTAAAGTAAAGATTAGCTGACATGAATATTGAAGTATTTTGTGATGGCGCATCGAGAGGGCAAGGTCAGAAAAAGTTTGGAGAAGCAGCTTGTGGAGTTGTCGTCTATAAAAATAGAAAGAAAATAGCACAGTTTGCTAGAGGATTAGGTCCAAGAACAAATAATGAAGCAGAGTATGAGGCTGTAATTGCCGGTCTGCTAATTTGTTCGATGGCTGATCTTTATGATCCTATAATCTATACCGATTCAGCGGTAGTGGCCAATCAGGTCAACGGAAAATGGAAGTGTAAAAATGATGCTCTAATGCCACTACTTATGACAATTGAAGAAATAAGATCTGAATTTAATTTTAGAGTAGTTCAGGTAAATAGGTCTTTTGTGTGGGAGCCAGATTCTCTTGCAAATACTTTTTTAAATGAATTACAGCTCAGAAAAGACTACATGAATAAGGCATAGATGGTATAATTGATAACATGATGAATACATATAACCCAAACGAACCAATTATTTTAGGCTTAGCAGGTAAGGCTGCAACCGGTAAAACCTCTGTTGCGGAGAAGATTGTGCCCAAAGCTCAGTTAACTGTAACTGATTTAAACATCGAGTGGGATCATATCTTTTTTGCTCTTCCATTGTATGAAATGGCTGCAGTTAAAAGAACGATCCTTGGATTACGTCAGAGAGATAGACAACTATACTCGTTGCACAGTATTGTCTACGACTTATTCGGTGGATCTCCAATTGGTGGAGTACCGGACTATGAGGATCTCATCTCTTTAGTCAGAGATATTTATACGCTGCCAATTGAGCATGAGGATAGAAAGCCAAGATCATTTCTTCAGAAGGCAGGAGATCTCTGTAGAGAAGTCGATCCAGATTGTTTCGCTAAATGGGCGATTAATAAATCTAAGAGCCTTTACAGAAAGGCACTAGAAGCATCTTACGAATCCAGTGAGGAGCCATCTCCATTTTGTGTTATTATTTCCGATGTTCGTTTCGTTAATGAGGCAGAGCATATCTTGAGTCAACCAAATGGAATGCTGGTTTGCTATGAGGCCTCTGACGAAGTTAGAGACAATAGGATACTAAAACGCGATGGTGCATATATGACTGAAGAGCAGAAGAATCATAAGTCAGAACATGAAATAGATGCCATTAAGGATATGGCATCATTGGTTGTCAACACAGATTCACTATCAATACAAGAGCAAGCAAACTTGACGATAAGTCTAGTAAATTCTTTAGTTGGCATTTATGCCTAAAATAACAAAAACAGCAATGGAGCAATCAATTGATTCTCCCTTAGATCAGGTGGTAACTAATTTGACAAGTGAAATTCTATCAGCATCTCCCACTCCAATATTTATTTGTGGAGTAAATAGGAAGATTAATATTGGCAACTTCGAAAACATTGATGTATATGCTGGTATTACTCTGCCCTTGGGTGACGTTTCTTTGGAGGATAAAGAGGAGTTGCAGCAAGCGATACATGATGCGGCAGCATATGCATTTTCTCTGATGGCTAAGGAAACCGGAGAGAGATATATGTTAATCAAGGATGCTCAGCAGGGTAATTAATTCGTAATAAATATTACTATATCTCTAGTTCTTTAGAGGGAGAGATACTAGTGATACTAAGCCTTATTGCCCAAACTTCTGCATCTGAACCGTGGGTGCTTATCATCTTAGCAATTATAGGAACAACTGGACCAGTTATCGCAGCATGGTTTGGTTATAGGGCCAAAAAAAGTGCCAGTATAGTTGTTCAAGACGTTCATAGAAAGCTCGATAATTCTTTGGGTATACCAAATGGTCATGGCCCTCTAATGAGTCAAACAACTGAATTATTAAATAATCAAATTCAAATACAACAAAATATGTATGATTTAAATGAAAAATTAACAGAACATATAGATGGATCTAGAAAAGAAGTAAATTTTTTACATGAAAAATTTGATAGTCTTTCTGAAAGAATTAGAAGACATGTTGATTGGGAAGAAAGAAATAAATATAAAGATCAACCATCGGATGAAAAAACTGAAAGACATAAAAATCTAAATAAAGAAGGAAAATAAAATGATTAAATTTTTTAAAAATATTAAGAATAAATTATATTATACATATATTGACAAAATCATCAACTCCCCTGAAAATATCGAAGTTGCAAATCGTTTAGAGGACAATGAGAAAATTCAAATTATAGAGATACAAAACGAGCACATTCCATTAACTCTAATTAATGATATGGCTAGTAGTGATCCTCAGCCAGAAAAGAAAAAGCCTGGTAGACCTAAGGCTACTGTTGAGAAAAAGCCTACACCAACTAAAAAGGCTCCAGCCACTAAGAAGCCAGCGGCAAGCAGCAAGCCAAAACCTAAATCTGAGTGATCAGAACCAATAAGAGACCAATACGGTCTCTTTTTTGGTTTTAAATATTACTATTACTAATATCAATTTAGAGATAGGAACTTTTATGGCCAAGAGTACTGATAACAATTATTACAAGAGCATTCCTTCCGCTTCGGCAAATATTCAAGATTTGAAAAAAGTGGCTAAGCCTGAACAGCAGTCTAGTCAATGGAAAAAGAAGTCCTGAATGCCAGTAAAGAAAAAGTATACAGCTAAACAGAAAAAGATAAAATCTGTTTTAGGTGAATTTGGCCGAGGCACTTTACATTCTGGTAAAGGTGGTTCAGTAGTCAAGTCAAAAAAACAGGCTATCGCTATAGCACTTTCTTCTGCTGCACGCTTGAAAAAGAAGCGCAAAAAGTAATTGATATGAAAAAATCAATATATATTTCTGGACCAAGAATGGGAACAAATAATTCAATGAAGGGCATTGAATTGAAACCTAAAAAGAGGAAAAAGAATGGCCGCAAAAAAAGATCCTAGGTTAGCTAGAGCTGGAGTTTCCGGTTTCAATAAGCCTAAAAGAACTCCTAATCATCCCAAGAAGTCTCATGTCGTCGTTGCAAAAGTTGGTGACAAGGTTAAGACTATTCGTTTTGGTCAACAAGGTGTTTCTGGTTCTCCTAAGAAACAGGGTGAATCTTCATCCTATAGAAAGAGAAGAGAATCCTTTAAGGCACGACATGCAAAAAATATTGCCAAAGGTAAAATGTCAGCGGCATACTGGTCCAATGTTGTGAAGTGGTGATCTCTATGCGTAGATTAGCTCAATCGCGTAAAGTTTTAAAGTAATTACTAGTATTAATTTGGAGGTGAATCATGGCAATGTACGGCAAAAAGAAGATGGGTGGAGCTAAGAAAATGGCTTCAGCCAAGAAGATGGGTGGCTCAAAGAAGATGGGCTCCAAGAAGAAGAAGAAGATGTGAAATGGCTCCGCCTAAATTAAAAAAGGTCAGGAAAACAGCTCAGTATTATAGAGATAATCCTGAAGCTAAAAAGAAGAAAGCCAAAACAGATAAGAAGTTCAACTCTAAGCCAGAACAAAAAGCTAAAAGAAGAGAATTAGCTAATGAGAGGTATAAAAGAGGGGTGATGGGAAAGGGAGGAAACGATCTTTCCCACACCAAATCTGGTAAATTGGTTCCTGAAAACCCTAGTTCTAACAGAGCCAGAAACAGAGGAAAGAAGTAATAATGAAAAAGAATACACCAAAAAATCCAGCTTTATGGTCAAGGGTTAAGGCCGAGGCAAGAGCTAAGTTTGACGTATATCCCAGCGCCTACGCTAACGCTTGGGCTGCGAAAAAATACAAGGCTTCTGGTGGAACCTGGAAGACTGTAACAATTAAGAAAGCTAGAAAGAAGAAATAATGGCTGGCCCCAAAGGTGTAGGTTTAACTAAATGGTTTAATCAAAAATGGGTTAATATTGGCGCACCTAAAAAGAACGGTAAGTGGCAACCATGCGGAACTTCTGGTTCCGGTGGCTCTGGATATGCTAAATGCGTTCCAGTGGCGAAAGCAAACGCAATGAGTTCTGGCGAAAGAAGATCTGCAGTAAAAAGGAAAAGAGCATCTGGCACTCCAAAAAAAGGTGTAAAAGGTCAAACTCCTAAAAATGTTTCAACATTTAAAAAGAAAAGAAAGAAGTAATTATAATGGCTATGAAAAAAGATAAAAAATGGATTCAAGGAGCAATTAAGCGACCTGGCGCTTTCACCGCCAAGGCAAAGAAGGCTAAAAAGTCTGTATCTGGTTTCGCTTCTGCTGTAACCAAGAATCCAAGTAAATATAGCCCTTTAACTGTGAAACAAGCTAATTTGGCTAAAACATTAAGCAAGATTTCGAAAAAGAGAAAGAAGAAATAATATGTCATATCCAGTAGCCCCAGTCGTGAGACCAACAGATCTGACTGGTCAGAATAACGGAAAGTTATCCTCTACATTATTGAGGTCAGTTAATCCAAATAAAGCATGGCAAATGCATCATCTTGCAGCACGTGCATGGGAGGCTTTGAGAGTCGCCGCGTGGTCGAATGGTGTAAAGTTATCGGTTAGTGGTAATCCGTATCGCACTTACGATAGTCAAGTTTCTTTATTTAATCAAAGATACACTTCAACCTATTCTCCAACCGTTAACACACTCGAAGAAAAGCGAGTTTGGAATGGCACCACATATTACAAGAAGATTGGCGTAGCACCTGTAGCTACACCGGGTAGCAGCAATCATGGATGGGGTTTAGCGATAGATACTGCCATTGATGCTGACGGCGATCTAGCATTTGAATGGCCACCCAAGAGTCTGAATCAGACTGCAATTAATTGGCTTTTAGCCAATGCACCTAAGTATGGATTCAGCTGGGAACTGCAATCTGAGC